AAAGAAAGAAGGAAAGAAAGAAGAAGTTAAAGAAGGCTTATTCACAACTACCGTAATAAAACCAGACCAAAAAATCAAGAAAATTAAGGTTGATGATTTACCCTGGTGGGCTGAAATATTTATTGGACCTCAAACTAAAATATCGCTCGAAGGTCCTGCTGCTGAAGGAACAATTAAGAATTTTAATAAGTTGTTCGATCAAATGATCAAAGAAGGAAAGAAAGGTAAAACTAAACATGGTAGAGGAGCGAGACATAGCAAACGTGGATCAGGAAAGAAACATAAGTATTGGATAGAATATGATAAATTTGATGATAATACTTGGTTTGCATTTATTGATGAAAATGGTGATAGGGTGGCTGTGCATAAATCTGAAATGCACGGTTTAAGTCATATGGATCCACATGCTGTAGTAGTTATAATGCGAGATAAGAATGGAAATGTGGTTAGCACAAAAAGTTTAGCATCTTATGCTCGTGATGAAGAACCAAGATCTGATAGTGAAGATGATAGAAGTGATTTTGGTAGTGATTATGATGATTATCAGAGTGATAATGAAGATACAATGGGTCAACGTCCTTGGAGAGAAGGCCCAAAACACCCTTTGATTAATGTTCCTAAAAGAAAGTTAGTTGATGTACTTTATCCAACAGGGATTAGCGAAACACAGTACAATAATATGACTAAAAGAACTCTTATTGAAGCTATTGACAAAGGTGGAGTTAAGTACGCTGTTCAGAATAACGGATATGTTCAGTTTGAGAGTTTAACTGCCATTAAACCTGTCCCGTTACGTAAGAGGAAAACTGTACAAGTTAAGCAAAAACCTGAAGGACAAAGTAAGAATAAAGGAAAAGATGAGAAATATAGAAATAAAAGATATCAAACTCATAAAGGTGCACAATTGAAACCGGAAGGTAATAATAATGCTACATCTGAATCTGAAAAATCTGGTAAAGAAGATAAACCAGTACCAGTAGCACCGGTACAAGAAAAGAAAGATGAAGCACCAAAGAAAGAAAGTCTACAACAAAACAGTGGTATGTTAATGACAGAAGCAATTAAAACATGCACTGGAAGTTTGAGAAATCATAGAAACGAACACCAAAGCAATGTTTTTTATCATCGTGGAAAAGCCTACGTGAATAAACATACGTGGCTTGAGATGAAAAAAGATCCAGAAGCTTATATTGAATTTCCTGATTACTATGTTTGGGTAGAAGGAAATGAGCCGGAAGATGATATCGGCAATCCTTATTGGCAAGCTTTAGAATTTAAGATCAATCATCCTGGCAATGAAGTTTGTGCCATGGATACTGACAGAACTGATATGTTGATGTTTGATATGAGTTGGGTTCCAGCTCCACGTCATCCACAATATGGTAAAGTTCCTCAAGTACAATTAGATCAACCAACTCAGAATACTCGCGTGACATTCATGGGTTATATTCATAAAGATGGAAAACCACAATATCATCAATCAAATGGTGTGGTTCAAACAATAGATATTAAAAATAAGGATTTTGAACATTCATGTTCAACAGTACCGTCCGCTTGTGGAGGTGTTCTTGTAGATTCGGTGACCGGACGTGTAGTCGGTTTCCATTACATGGGTACCGGTGAGGGAGTCCAACGACGACCAAACCGAGCCATGACTTTTCCTTTAAACTAAATGCTCTCGGAGGCTGGGATGCTCTGGTGAACTATCTGCCGACCAGAGTATTTGAAAGGTTGAAGGAAAGACCTAATTACTATTCCCAAGCCTCTGTTAAGCACTTTGAGCTAGGCAGAGCAACTGACCTTCTTTACACATACCTAACATCAGTACATAGGAAACAAGATGCAGGGAAACCTCAATATGTAGAAGATAGTATTTTACGTGCAATTTTAACGAAGTATTT